CCCATCTGAAAGTGATCTCGAGCAAAGTGGTATTTTTCGAGAACTTTTGGAAGAATCAAGCTGTGAAGAGTCACTCCAATGCAACGTACCCGTTGAGTACGACTGTACTTCAGCCGATAACCGACTGGACTTTGAGTCATTTGGTGTGGGGGAAAGCTGGTGCTGGGAAAACCCAGTGGGCACTTGGTCATTTCGAGACGCCCTTGTTGGTCAGTCATATGGACAAGCTCAAGCTCTTCGACAGTGAAATACATGATGGGATTGTGTTTGATGATATGAGTTTCAGACATTTGCACGCAGAGGCTATTATTCATTTATTGGATACAGCTAATGATCGTGAGATCCACGCCCGCTACGACATTGCGTCGATTCCCGCGGGGACTAAGAAGATCTTCTGCCACAACAAGTGTGACATCTTTATGGCACCATGTGATGCCGAGCAGCTGGCTGCTATAATGCGCCGCTATGTGGCTCACGAAGTAAAAGCTCCGTTGTTCTAGACATCCTTGTAATACATTCTCATGAACCCAGCGCATGAAGCGATGTTGTCTGTGTTCAATGTGCTGTACTGTTCGTAGGGAATAACGTAGATGGCCAATGGCTTGTTGACAATTTCTGCTGCTGACGTAGAGTAGACGATGTCGCTTGTACGCTTACGCTTAATCCAGAGCTTGAGGAAATGCGTTTCCTCCTTTGTACCGTTGATATTGACGGCAGGGAGCCGATCTTGAATACGAATAATCCTATCGTAAATAAATCTGACACCCTTGTCGGTGTCTGGTGGCATAACCATATAATTTCCCAATACACCAGAGTTGGGAATTTGAAAAGGGTCGAAACGTGGAATAGTAACGTCTACACCGACAATCTTAGGTAGCACAGCTACAATTACACGAAACATGCCGCCAGGGCGGTCCCATTTGTTTGCAAGCCAAAGCTTAACTGAAGTTCCGACCGGTTTAATCTTATCGCCGATGCGATCCATCCTACCGGTACCCTTGAGAATAACAGACCAAGGATTAAACCACTGAGGAATGGAACGAACATATCCAGGAAATAGCAATTGAAATGTGCCACTATTGTGATACAGCTGTTCGTTTTCGAAGCCTATATCGTAGTACTTCGTCTCCGCTGTCTTCAGAAGGACTTTCTTCACCCGACTCTGAAAGCTGCGAGCTCCCCGCCGACGATTGTACTTCCCACGACGACTCCTCCGATAACTCTTGCGGCGGCTGCTGTATTTCCGTTTGAACGCCATTATCCATGCCGTGAGGTGCTGAGGAAAGTGCAGGCCCTTAATATTAAAGGGGCCTGCCAGGTTTCCTCTTTTCCTCCAAAGATTTTTTTGTTGCGGCTTGTTGCCGTCAGTTGCGCCTTCGGCGGGCTGCGCCCCCACGCGCGGGACACTCACCCCTCCGCACGGGCTCCGGGGTTCGGTCCCTGCGTGGGCCCCCGCGTGGCGTTTGTGTTTTTTTTGAGATTCGGATGTTCTATTTTGGGTGAGGCTCTATATAAGCTCGTCGGCCGTCTGCCATAGCATCTAAAGCATGCCACAGTTCCGGTTACAGTCACGCAAATTCTTGCTCACGTACTCACAGTATGAAGCCGACAAGTATCAACTGCATATGTTTCTTAACTCTAAGCTGAAGCAAGAGGTGGCTGTTAAAATATGCCATGAGCATCATCAGGATGGTAATATTCACACACACTGCTGTGTCGAGTGTAAAATCAAGCCTGATATCAAGAACGAGCGCGCCTTTGACTATGAGGGTCATCACCCTAACATCAAAGTACCCTCTACTGTTACGCATTGGCGTAGACAGGTCAAGTACATGGATAAGGAGGATCCATGTGTCTATGGTGAGATTGAAATACTAAAGACTAAAGATGAAGAGTTCACTGAAGCCTGTGAATTTGTTAAGGGTTGCAAGACACGCAAAGCTATGTATGCCATTGGGCCCCATCTGAAAGTGATCTCGAGCAAAGTGGTATTTTTCGAGAACTTTTGGAAGAATCAAGCTGTGAAGAGTCACTCCAATGCAACGTACCCGTTGAGTACGACTGTACTTCAGCCGATAAC